GGCTTATGACGGTTCCGGCAACGAGAGTTCATTGTCGAATGTTGTGTGTACCCAGATCCAAAACTTTAAGTTTGAGGTTCGATAGCCAGGAGGCTGTGCATGAGTTTTGATCCATTATCAGCGGCGTTTGATCTCGGAAAATCGGTAGTGGAAAGAATCTGGCCGGATGCCAATAAACGAGCTGAGGAAATTCGAAAGCTCGAAGAGTTGCGCCAAAAAGGAAGCCTTGAAGAGCTCAATGCTCATGTTCAGTTGATGCTGGGGCAGCTTGAGGTCAACAAGGTTGAGGCGCAGCATAAAAGTCTTTTCGTTGCTGGCTGGCGTCCTTTCGTTGGCTGGGTGGGCGGCTTTGCTCTGGCCTGGCAGTTTATCATTTATCCGCTGCTGCTGTGGATCTGGGTCTTTCTGCAGGCAAAAGGGTATATCCCGATGGTGTCTGGTCCAAACGACACAATGGTGCCGATGAGCGCGCCGCCGGTGCTGAATGCCTCGGAACTGTTTACCGTCATCACCGGCATGTTGGGGATCGGCGCCATGCGAAGCTTTGATAAGGCCAAAGGCACAAGCACAGATATGATCGGGAAAATCCGATGATCGATCCCCTCGAAGTCCTGCGCTTTGCGCTCCGTGATTTTGGCCAGGCGGCCGCTATTGATGGGGGCGATCTTGATAACGGAGTCCTGTTTAACCACGCCCCGGCCCAGGCGGACCCGTACCTTGACGATCGAGGCCACGACGGGCCCAGCTGCTGCTGTCTACAAGAGGACCTGACTGCTATTGGACAGTGGCCGCTGGCAGTCAAAAAGATCACAACGGGCAACGTTTTATACAACATTGTGCGCTGTGACGACGACAACGGCGAAGTCACTTTGTTTTTGAGAAAGGCGGAATAATGCGCACCGATGCCATGCTTTTAAAGATTCAGTCCGCCCTGGCGGCCGATGCCGATTTTATCGGCTGGTGCGTCAACGAGCTGGGCAGAGCCCCGACCATCCAGATTGACTTCGACGAAGATCAGGAGCTTGACGTCGACTGCTATCCGGCGATCGTCATTTTAGCCATCAAGAACAGCGGAGACATCCGCCAGCTTGATAATCTGTTCACCGTAAAAATGTGGTCGGCTGTACGGAAAGGCGATGCGACGGAAGAAAGCCAATCCGCCTCTGTCAATGGGACTGATGTCACCGTCAAACTCAGAACCTATAAGGGTCGGCTGCAGGCCGAAGCGTTGCGCGAACATGCCATGCTGAGCTTGTACCGGGCCAAGCTCGGCAAGGTGGAGATCGATAGCGATTATCTGACCAAAACCTATCACCCGAAGTTTTACAGTCCATTTACCGTAACGATTGAAGAAAGGATTTAACCCATGGCAGCAGGATCTTATTTAGGCAGCGGCGATGTCTATATTGATCGCCTCGATAACAACAATGCCCCGACCGGGTACCGCCTGGAAGGATCGGTCAAAGATTTCCAGATCCAGGTTGAAAACGAAATCAAAGAGCAGGTCAGCAAGGGCCGGTCGACTTATGGCCAGGTGATCGCTACGGCGGTTATTCCGGGCAAGCCGACGGTCAGCTTTACCCTGCAGAAAGTTTCCAGCACCAACATGGCTATGGCTGTGCTGGGCGCTGCTGTTGAGGGAACTCAGGCAGAAGGGTCTGTGGCCAGCGAGGCGGTCACGGTATCGAGTCTTAACGTTTATGTGGCAGTGAGTAAGGCGAAAATTAGCAACGTAGTTGTTAAGGACGAAACGGACGCAACCACCTATGAAGAAGGCACCGATTACCGGGTCGATTATGAGCTGGGCATGGTGATGGCGATCTCCGGCGGCGGCATCGATGCCGCTGATGTGATCCATTGCAGCTTCGACCATGAAGCTATGAGCTATAGCGACATTACCGGCAATAGCGATCCCAATATCAAGGTCAAGATCCGTTTCGGCGGAAAGAACTTCGTCGACGGGAAAATCCTTGATGCCGTCTGCTTCCAGGTTGCCTTGCGGCCGACCAGTGCCTTGCAGCTGCTCAGTGATGATTTTATGGAGGTGGCCCTGGAGGGGAACTGTGAGATCCCGGACAACGGGACCACGGCTTTTACCATCCGCCGGCAGGAATAACAAAGGATATTGAACCTAATTTCAAATCCCGCCTGGCGGTCCCAGGCGGGTTAGGAGCGTTATGAGAAAGAGCAAAATAATTAATTGGAATGGCAAGGACGTGACCTGCAAAGAGCTAACGGTTTCTGAAATTTCCGAACTGATGGAATCGGACCAGGAACCAACCATGCTTGATCGAGTTTTTTATGATCGTGTTCCGGTGATCGCTATCACGATAGCAACAGGTCTTGCGTATGAGGAGCTACAGGCATGCTCGCCGAGCCGGTTGGAGGAACTGTGGGGTGCGGTTGAGGAGGTTAACCCTTTTTTTGTCGAAATGATCAACCGATTAGCGGCTCTAGAAAAGAACCAGACCTAACCCTAGCAGATTTGTGCTCCGATCTAGTCAGGCAGGGCTTTCAGGCTCCGTGGGATTGGGGCTGGTCATTTTTTTTAAAGGTCTATTCCTGTAAGAGGTAATACGTATGGCTGACAATGAAAAACAATTAACTCTCAGTGTTATGACTAAGCATCAGGCCGCAGTTAAGGGCCTGGTTGCTGTTGGTGGCAGCTTACGGAGTATTGGTGATAGCGCAAAGCGGGCACAGAGCAGTTTGAAGGGCATCACCGCTTACCAGGAATTGGTTAACCAGACAAAAGCAGCCGGGGCTGCTTGGAAAGAAGCAAAGAATAAGGTTTCTCTCCTATCTGCAGAAATTAAAAAAAGCAATGAACAGACGTCTAAACAGGCCTCCGAGCTTAAACGTGCAGAGAAAGCGACAGAAGGTCTTAAGACTAAGTATGAAAAGGCGCGGGATTCTTTGACCAGCGTGCGAAAGAGTTTGATTTCCGCTGGAGTCGATACCAAAAACCTTGCATCAGAGCAGGTCCGTCTTGGTACTGCATTTACTGCAGCGAAAAAGCAGGCAATTGCTGCTACGAAAATAGACATGGCCAGGGGAATTCTGGATGTCGAGAACCCGCGCAAGGCACAGCAGGAAATTAAAAGGCTTCAGGCTGCTTATAAGAGGCTAGAAACAGCTGAGATGAAGGGGAAAATTTCCTCTGAGGAGTTGGCTCGGGCTAAGCAAAACTTGAAGACAAAGGTTCAGGCACTAACTAATAGCTCCGGTCGGTTAAGTGGTTCTCTGGCTGATGTCAACAAATATGGTGGAATTTTGCTCAGGACGTTGGGGCCGCTAGCCGGAGCGTTATCAGTGAAAAGCATCATCGATAGCGCTGTTGGCTGGGAGCAATACAAAGCTGCCTTGACAAGTGTACTGGGTTCGCAGGAGCAAGCGAACGAAGAACTGTCCTGGTTGGCTGAGGTCTCGGAAGAATTGGGATTAAAGTTAGAATCAACAGCTGAATCGTATACGCAGGTTGCTGCCTCAGCAAAGGGAACGGCCCTGCAGGGAGCGGCGACGCGGGATATTTTCTATGCTGTTGCTGGGGCTATGGCAAAACTTGGAAAAACGTCAAGCGACACTGACGGTGCGCTGTTAGCTATTTCCCAGATGATGAGCAAAGGGAAGGTGAGTTCTGAAGAGTTGCGGCAGCAATTAGGTGAAAGGCTTCCGGGTGCTTTTCAGTTGTTTGCCAAGGCGGCCGGGGTGTCTACCAAAGACCTTGACGCAATGCTCCAAAGCGGTGAGGTCGGGATTGATATTCTGCCAAAATTTGCAGATGAGTTGAAAAAAGCATTTGATATTGATGGATCAAAGATAACCACAGCCCAAGCGGAAATAAACAGATTCAGTAACACCTTACTCGACCTGAAACTGACTCTTGCTGATAGTGGAATGTTCAGCGCATTTATTTCCGCCCTTGAAGACCTGAATGCTCAGCTGAAGGACAAAGGCCTGATTGAGAATATCCGCCAGCTGGGGGATTCATTTTTATCGATCAGCGATGAAGGGGATGGTCTTAGTGTTTTTATTGCGACAATTGTTGAGGGGTTCAAACTGCTGGCTTTAGGGGCCCAAACCGTTCTTGCACCAATTAAATTATTGGGGGAGGTCGCTGCTGCTACGTTCGCAGCTATGAGCTTTGCGATAGAGGGGGATTTTGCCAATGCCATGCGTGTCCTTGAGGATACGACTCCAGGAGATAAGTTTAGGGACGACCTTGACCGTTTGGAAGTGGCGGTGTCTAACCTTGGAACTGCTTATCAGACGGTTGAAGACAAGGCTAAGAATGCCAATCAACAAATAGCTGCTACAGGGCAAGAGGCTATATCCCACCTTGACGGTCTAACGAATTCCATCAATGAGCATACAAAGGCAACCACCCAGCAAGCAGAAGCCTTGGCCGGAGCTGCTGTGCTTGTAAATGGCTTAGCTGAGGCAGAAACGAAACACGGTGAATCTTTGGCGGAGCTGGAAGCAAGGCTCACTGAGACAGCAAGAAAAAGTGCGTTTCTTGATTCTGTTTTTGAGGCGAGTAAAGACACGATAGGTAATTTAAAAAAAGAAGTTTCCAAAACCGGTGATGCCTATTGGGAAGCGTTGCGGGCATTGGATGGGATGGCTAAAAAGACGAAAGAATACACCGCGCAGCTGGTTAAGGTTGAGCAGGCTCAGAGAGCATTTATATCAGCTAAAAAAAGGTTGGGGGATGAGGAAGAACGGCAGGAAGAAGAGCGTAAAAAAAGATTGTTTAATGCTGAAAAAAAACAGCTGGAAGAGAAAGAGCAGGCCCTGAAGAACAGTTATGAGCGGCGGAAGCTGGAACTTGAAAAACAGCTTCAGAACGAAATTATCAACCGCGATGAATATGCCTACCAAGTGATAAAAGCCGAAGCTGAGATGCAGGCGGAAATAATACAGCTTCGTCAGAAAGCTGTAGAAAAGTCATCTGAAATTTTGGGTAAGGACACCGAGCAATACAAGCAGGCTGTGCAAGAAAAGATTGATGCCGAACTCGATCTGCAACGCATTAAAAACGAAAACCAAGAGGCCCTTGATGATCTGACTGAAAGTGGAAATAGCGGGCCGCGGAGAGGTAGAGGGAGCTTTGGTGAGGGGTCATCTGGTTTTGGATCAAGAGACAGTCTGTCTCAGGCTGAAAGGGATGCTATAGACGGGGTATATCGAAAAGCAGAGCGGAAAGGAAATGAAACCCAGCAGGAAGCTTCGGACCGCTATGAAAGAGAACGAAAAGCTGCCGAAGAAAAAATCAAACAAGAGCAGCAATCAGGAACAACGTCTAGCTCAAATTTTGCCGGTGGCTTTTATGGCCAGTGGGACTCGATTACGAACAAGATCAGCGGAATCACCTCACTTGATGCTCTGCGGGCTTATCAAAATCAAAACAGAGGAGCCCTTGGGATTCGGGGGCAGCTGAGCAGTAGCGCATTTACCAGGGCTTTAAACAAGCATGCTACAGATCTTTATAGACAGCGCCTTGCCGAGTTAGGCAAAGAGCAAAAAGCCAAGCTGGAAGCAAACCTGCAGGCACAGATTAGTGACCTGACTTCGAAAACTGAGAAAAAAGAAACCACGAAAACGAAGGAAACCAAGCAGATGACCTTGCGTTTTCAGCCGTCTTCTGGGCAGGCGGTCAGCGGCACATTCAACGAGTCTGACGCGGCAAAAATGGTCGAGATTTTGCGGCAAGCGGGGATGATCACCGTATGATCCAACTGGACGATATAACCCTGCCGGAAGATCTGATCTGGATCGATGAGTATCAATGGAGCGGTGTCGCCGAACAAATCGACATCATGTCCGATGGCGCCGTGGTCGTGCAAGCCGACGCCCAGCAGACCGGCCGGCCCATAACCCTGCGGGGCGGCGATAACTTTGGCTGGATCTTCAAAAACGTGCTTGAGCAGCTGTTCGCGTTGTCCCGGCAGGCCGTCCTAGAGATGACCCTAACCCTGAATGATGGCAGCACGCACAACGTGGTGTTTACCGGTGAGCGGATAAAAGCCGACCAGGTCTATGAACACAGCGACCCCGAGGATGATCACCCCTATATTGTCACTCTCTATTTCATGGAGTTGTAAATGAGCATAGCCAAGTCCGATATCAAGCTCATGGCGTCTGAGCGTTTGACAGATTTTTATGATGGCGGCGGGGCCATGACCGGAAACGAGATCGTCTCGGGTGAATTAAACAACCTGTTCCCTGATATCAGCCGGCTTGATCGAACTTATGGACGGGTGAGCCTGCGCAAGTGCTTTCCTGCAGTAGACACGGAAAATTCGGACATGTATTACGGCGCTCACGCGATCATCACCGATCCCCCTGAGGACGATAATGTTTTTGTCACGATGTTTTCCAGGGATGACTTTGACGATACCCGCCAGGACGCCAAAGACCGGATTGAATCTTATGTCACGATCGCCGGGGAAACCCTGCTACGGCCCATGTACGACCAGCTGGAAGGGCAGCGGGCCGTTGTTTGCTTTCAGGCGGTTGGAAATTCATCCCCGGAAGTCGGGGAGACGATCGTCCTTAAAAATTCGAGTACCGGACAATACCAATACATCAGGATCTCCGGCATTGCGACCGAGAAGACCACGTTTCAGACCGAGACGGCTACCTTCTCGGTCGATGTTGTCACCATGGATCTGTCCGCTGCGCTTGAATATACCTTTCCGGGGATTGCCCCAACCCCGAACACGACCCGGGCGATCACGCGGATTCACAAAACAACCGTTGCCGATGCCTCAAAGTATTACGGGGTGTCGAAAGTGACCAAGGCAATCGCCCAGGGCGATTTTCATATGCAGGTTGATTCCATCTATAACCAGCTGGTCCCGACCAGTCAGATCGAATCTGCTGTTGTCGATCAGTACATGGGTGGCGATACGTTCACTTATTATCCGAAGGGCGAACCAGGGAGCCTGACTTTCTCGGGATCGCGCAGTAATAGTGCGCCTATGATTCACCTGTCTGACGGGGTTATGCCGGGGTCGCTGCAGATCAATATTGGCGGTTATGACTTTGTCGATACCAACGGCGTATTGACCGCCGTTGATGAGGATTCGACCGGGGGGTATACCGGGACGGTCGATTATGCCAGCGGGCAGATTTATATCGAGAAAACCTCCTGGACCGCCACGGTGACACTGACGGCAACCCCGGCCTGCCCGGTATCGGAATCTTATATGTCTATCGAGATTCCGATCGCGCTCGAAAACCGGGGGTACAACTACACTCCGAACCTGTCGGATCCGTTGCCGCAGCCTGGAAATATCAAAGTTGATTATATGGCGCAGGGGAAATGGTACCGGCTTTATGACGACGGCCGCGGCGTATTCACCAGCGACCTGGAGAACGTCGGGACCGGGACCGTGGATTATGTGTCTGGGTCGTGTGTGATCACCCTGGGCGCGTTGCCTGATGTCGGAACGAGCATCATTGTCAGCTGGGGGGTTGGTGTTGCGGTTGAGGATGTGACAACCCAATATTCTGCGGAGCCGGTGTCGATCCGCGGAGCACTGACGAATATCCCGGTCATTCCCGGGTCGGTGACGTTAACCTGGAATGACGGCACTGAGCGGACTTTGACGGATGAGTCTGGCAGCTGGGTCGGTGATGGCACAATCGTCATGAACTACACCTCTGGTGGGTATCTTTTTACTCCCAGCAATGTTCCCCCTGCAGGAACCGAGATCACCATTGCATATGATACCGATACGGGGTCAGGGCCACGTTCCGATGTGGTCACCGGAGAAACCTGGTCTGGAAATGATGTCAATTTCAACCTCACTGCGCCAATAAAGCCGGGTACGGTTTCGTTGTTGGTGCAAGTGCTGGTTCCGACCAAGGTCGATACCAATGGCAAGGTAACCAATAGCTTGTCTTTAAGGAGGTACAGCGATTCCGGAAACGGATTCCTCACTTACAATGGGGCAGCTTACGGAAGCATTGACTATGACACCGGGGCGGTAAGTGTGGTCGGGCGCTGGATCTATAATCAGAAAAAGTATGTCTTGGCGCGGTTTTCGTCCGGGCGGTATTACACGAAAACGCAATACCTTGAACTGACAACCCCGGTGCCGGATTCTATCCAGGCCTCCTATACCGTTGTTGACACCGAAATTGTGGTGAGCTTTACGGATACGGTGTCTGCTCCGGCCCTTGAGCTGGATTTTAAAATGAAGGCCGAGGGGAATAATATCGTTCCAAACTCGGTCGTGTTCGATCTTGATGGAGATCACTATTACGACGTCGGCAACGGAGACATCTACAAAAATAAAAATGCGACAACCGGAGTGGGTACTTATGCCGGCACCATCAATTATTCGACCGGGAAGGTAACGCTTGAGGCTTACGGGGCCTTGTCGTCAAATTCATTGACGCTGAAGCATATGTTGGTCAAAGACTACACCACGGGCCCGACCGACTTTGTGTTCAGGTCTCCCGGTGCTCCCATGCGTGCCGGTTCTTTCAGCTGCCGGGTCAATGACATGGACGGCACCCTTTATAATGCCGTGTCGGCAACCAATGGCGAAATTAGCGCTGCTGGGATTGAAGGCTCCGTTGATAATGACAACGGTGTTGTCAGGCTCAGATTCGGGGCATGGGATACGGCAACAAATCATACCGGTGATCCCTGGTATGATGCTGACGACGTCGTCGGGACTGACATCTTTGTCCCGATGGCCATCATTCCGGAAACAGCCCTTTACAATACCGTCTACTATTCAACTCTCCCGCTAAGTGCCGACCTGGTCGGGATTGAGCCGATCCGCCTGCCAACTGATGGCCGGGTGCCGATCTTTAAAAGCGGTGATGTCGTGGTGCTTCATCATACCGACAACGAAGCCCTGGGCAGCAGTTTTACCGACAGCGAAACGATTGCCCTGAGCCGCGACAATCTGTCGATCCTTGATCTGTACGATTACCAGGGCAACTTGATCGAAGAAGAGGGGACCGGTTATTCCATCGATCTGGCCACCGGTGTTGTGACGATCATCAGCGCCAGCATCATGAACGGTTACACCAATGGTGGCACTGAGAACATTGTGGCCAATAACCGGATCGAGGACATGCTGCTGCTCAGCGAGGCACAGATCAACGGTTATTTGACGACGGTTGGACCGATCACCCATGCCTACCCGGCCAACGGAGCACAACTTTCAACAGCGTTGATCTTTGGGGACCTGGCCGGGCGGGTGGTCCGTATGTTCCACCAAAAAACCTGGGACGGAGTTTATCGTGACGTCCTGTCTGGTGATTCTTCGACCGCAAAATACGACACGGTCAACTATCCATTTGTCATTCAAAACAAAGGCGCTGCTGATCAACGCTGGGTCCTCAAGTTCACCAGTTCGACCACTGTCGATGTTATTGGCGAGACCTTCGGGGTGATCGAGTCCGGCCTGAATATCGCCAACGAGATTGCGCCAATCAATCCGGCTACAGGAACACCTTATTTCACGATTAGCAATCAGGGGTGGGGGAGTGGCTGGGCCACCGGTAACAATATCCGTTTTGATACGACTGCGGCTAACTATCCGGTCTGGCTGGCCAGGACCACCATGCAGGGACCGGTTACGGAACCAACCGATAATTTTGTCATGCAGATCCGGGGAGATGCCAACTAATGGGTGTCAGGCTGTTTACCTATAACGACCCGGGAGCTCCAGGACACCCGAACGCCACCCGCGGAACCATGGCAACCCTGCTGCGCAAATGCCTGGTGACCGGGTATTCCCTGGGGGCTGAAGTGACCGACAGTGCCGGCTGGGAAGAACTGTTTGGTGAACTCAATAATTATGCCGTGTTCCGTGCCCTGGTTGGATCCAGGCAGCTGTACCAGGTTAACGACAATATGTCTGATCCCGATGTCGCCTATCTTTATGCTGGCGAATCTTTAGCGGCCGTGGATGCGGATATGGTCGGCCTCTGGGGTGGCGACTATTTTGGCAAACAGTACAGCGCTGCTGTCTCCGGCCAATGGTACGTCATTGCCGATGAGCGAACCTGCTATGTGCTGCTGCAGTCCTACTATGGCTTTGTCTTGATGGGTTTTGGCGAGTTCAGTTCAATCGTTGCTGATGACCCACATAATAGCTTTTTAGGCGGGCATCAGGGGGCATCCGGGTTGCCTTCGAGCGACAGCGTTATTGACCTGCATTATGCCTATGATCTTGGTAATTCCAATGCCGGCATTCAGGTTCACCAGTCCGCTACGGGTGAGGTTGGCGCAGCTGCATCGTTGTTGCGGATTGGCGGCATGTCAACCATTGGGGGCAGTATCGCGGCGGATCTTGATAGCATTGATGCGTCCCTTGGGTTTTATGTCGTTCCCTGTTTTATCCATTGCGATTCCGACAATGAAGGCGGCAATAAAATCGTCCGCGGGAAGCTGCGCGGAATGTATCAACCGCTGGCCTATCGTCCACTTGCGAATGCTGAAACCTACGTCGACGCGGCCACCGGAAAGACCATGATCTGCTTTCATATCGGTGCCGACGATACCGCCCTGGGCAGCGTTGTTTTTGATTTGACGGGGCCCTGGTGATGGCTGTGCCGATGTCTGTTTCTATTTTGATTTGCGAGGGTGCCTTCCAGGATTACCCGCATAAATTGACCGTCAAGACAGAGCTTGACGGTGTTGCTGTGCAGCGCCGGGTTGAGATTCGCAACCGGGTGAGCGGCAAGTATGTCGCCAGCATGATCAGTGATGCGCAGGGTGTGGCGGCGTTCACCAGATTGCCAGTGCAGGCGATTGATGAGCCGCATATCGTGACTGTTTTTGATGATCGGCAATCTGGCTACCTGAACGCTGTTGTTTATGACCGGGTGTTCCAGGTCAGTAACCAGGGCTTTCCACCGACCAACTAAAAGGATTTGATCAATGGGGATGAGCAATTACCTTGAGGAGAAAATAGGCGGGTTCCTTTTTCGTGATGGGACCTTTACCAAGCCGACGACGCTCTATTTTGGCTTACTGACCACTTTGCCGACGGCTGACGATGGGACCGGGCTTGTGGAATGTGCCGGAACCTATTACGACCGGGTGTTGTACGGTCCATCAGATCTGCACTGGTCGGCCCCAGTTGACGGGAACGGGCAATACGCCAATTTGTTTTCAATTATTTTCCCGAAACCTCCCAGCATAGCAGAGGGACCGCCGGAAGGGTGGGGGACGATCGTTGGCTGGGCGCTGTGGGATGATTCTCTGGCCAATGGCGGAAACTATCTGATTTCTGCGCCCCTGGGGTCTAACAAGAATGTTCCTGCAGGAGCTCCTGCGCCTGAGTTCAACCCGGGCGCTATCAAATTTACCCTGGACTGAGGTGATTCATGGCTCTTCTTAAGTATGGCGATCGCGTCCGCGAAGTTACCACCACGGAAGGCAGTTCAGACTACAGCCTGGGCGGAACAACAGACAGTTTGGAACGTACCTTTGTTGCCGGGATCGGCGATGGAGAATGGTGCTACTACTGTTGTGAGGATGACACCAATTTCGAGATTGGTTATGGCCAGATCAGCTCTGGCGATCCGGATACCCTGACCAGGGACACCATCCTGTCCAGCAGCAACAATAACGAAAAGGTCCCCTGGGGCGTTGGCTCTAAGACCATTTTCAATACGGCCACGGCGGCCGCTCTGGACCATATCGCCGGGTTCGTTATCAATAACTCAAATGTGAGCTTTAATCGGAGCAAGCGGATTGCCGCCACCGGGGACAACTCGTTTAGTTTCATTTACATCCGCGGCAGTTTGACTGTCTTTAAAAATGGCGGCCTGGTTCCGGAGGCTGATTATACCGCCACGGATGGGGCTACGGTGAATTTTACCGGCCTGACGGCAGGGGATGTTATCGAGTTGTTCGGTATCGGGCAAATGAATGTAAAAGTTTCGATTGTTGATGGAGAGAGTGACTTCGATGCAGTCATTCTTCCTGCAGGATCATACGTTAGCGAGGAAGACATGATCGCGATGGTTATTGCGCTGGGATAGGAGGGAATATGGCAAGTACTTTTGAAAATATAAAAGCTCAGAGCACTTCTGCTGGGTCGACCTTAAGGGCAGTTCCGCCCGGGGCAACCTGGATCATCATCGGCTTTATGGTCTCCAATATATCTGGAACGCTGGAGACCTTCACCATTACTGCCGGCGGAACAATTCTCTGTCAAGATATCCCTCTGCCGGCAGGTTCTGCAGTCAGTATTTTGGACGGCAAGGTCGTGCTGAAGGAGGGAGAATCGATCGATGAAATCTGCTCAGCCGATGCCGGGGCTGACTATTTTATCAGCTACATGGAGAAAACCTGATGAGCGGCATGACCTTCCCGCAGTTCGGGGTGATTGATGGGCCTCAGTTTGATTATGTAAAGCCTTGTGATCCCACCGGAGATGTTAACCCAAGGAAGCCATGGGCAAGCTGGCTGAATAGTATCTCTGGGGAGTTGTTTATCTGCATTAATTGGGCTAGGAACGTTAATATTTGGATAGGACAGCGTGGTTCTATCGGTCATGAGCTAGTAAGCACGGAAAATCTTTTGTTTTCAAGTGGGAACTTCATAGATGGAACTATCAAAGATTTAAGCCCAGAAGGGAATGATATTAGTTCCACGGGCTATGTTTCTAAAGCCAGTAACACTCAACGGATACCAGGGTACACTTCTGAGAATGATAGTTTAGTTTATGCTGATTTTGGGATGCGGTTGTTCCCCGCAGATCCAGAGGCGGTAAGCATCTGTGCTTGGGTCAATATCCCTACAATTGTTGACCTTGGGCATAGTCGGACGATTTTTTCTGAGTACAGCACTTCTAGTTTAAGAAGGCTAATGTTGTATGTTAACGACAATGATGAGGGTTTTGCATTTGTTGTTCAATCCAGTCCGACCTCATATAACGCTTCTTATTCTGCGGTTTCGTCTAGAGCAATAGCGACTCAGGGGTGGGTTCATATTGCTGGTACATGGTCTAAAGGTGAAGTTGCCACACTTTATTATAATGGGGTTGCTGAAGAGGTATCATCTGGAGCATGCCCGTACCTCTCCCCGGTTTCAGTCAATTCCAGATTGCTTAATACGTTCTCAGATTCAGGGACTCGCGATGGATTTTATGGATCAGTAGCGGGCGTGAAATTATTTTCAAGGAGGCTCTCACCGGAAGAAATTGCGTATATCTACCAGGGGGAGGCACTGAATGCTTAAACAACAGGCTTATAGGGTTTTTCATCAAGTTGGCGAGAACAATCCTACTATTTCCACCAACCCACCTTTTACTCCCTATGTCTGGCTCAACGGTCAAACCGGTGAGCTGATCACCTGTGTCGACAATACCCAGGGCGCTAACGTCTGGCATGGAAATCTTGGAACGGAGATCACCCCATGAGCTATTTAGGGCAGCAAAATTATAAAATGGTGAATGGAAGAGATCTTCCCTACAACTATATTTATCCAGGTAACCCAACTGTAGATATTAACCCACCAGTCCAATACATGACATGGTTTAATAGTCTTAATGGGGATATCTATACTTGCCTAGATAACACGGTGGGAAAAAATATATGGGTGAGTGGTGCAGGGCGTATAGTGAAGAATATTTTCGATGATTCAAGTTGTACCCATATGTTCAGTATGATGGGTACATATGATGATTCAGACGCTATTGCTTCTGTTTTAGGAACTGACGTGGATTGGGACCCAAGTGGACTTGGTTTGTACGCGACAGCTCTTAATGGGTCTGCTGTTTTTGGGAGATTAATATATAACACCCCTTTTACCGTAAGTTTTCTTGCAAAATGTACGGAAAGATTTAAGTTCAATACAGATATTGGCATAATAGACACTTATAGTGGATTGTCATTAACAATTATAGATGGTGCTGTAGGAATACAGTACAATGATAATTTACTAAAAACAACATCATCAAGGTATAACGTATCTAATTATAATCTTGATATAGATATTACAAAATATAATCATATTATTTTACAAATAAGAGGATTCAACGACCATACTTTGCATATAAATACCGAAGAAATTGTATTGAATTATTCCAGCGGCGGTGCAAGTTCTTTGGTATTTAATCCAAATGGCATCACAGGTATAGGTGGGTACTCAAGCGCGTCAAGTGGAGACTCACATAGTTGTTGTGCCATGTTTAGATTGTTTAATAGAGCAAACTTGTCTACTGACGAGATTAGTAAATTGTATGCTGAGGCTATGAGAATAAAAGAGTTCAAAAGTGCTTAAAATAAAATATCTATTTAGGATGACAAATCCAAAATATTTGGGGTTCGTATGAGATACATCGGAAACCTTCCAGAGTTCACCATCGCCCACGCTCAAGCCGATAAGTTTGACTATACTCAAGCTGAAAACCCGTCTCTTGATACGGATCCGGACACGCCCTTTATGACCTGGTTGAACACAGCCAGCGGTGAACAGTTCAATTGTACTGATAACTCCCCGGGAGCCAATGTGTGGGTTGGCCAGCTGGGCACGACGATAGCTCCGGCATAGGTCCGCTGTGTTTGGCCGGACAACCATCAGCCGTGATCCGGTCGCGGTTCAGCCGACTGTCTATGACATCGATCTATTAATAGGTTGGCGTTCAGCCCCGGTGGCTATCTCCATTGGTTGCAGCAACCCTGAGTTGCTGTTGATCCCCTGGACAGCAGCAGCTGACCTAACTTTTTCTGTTGTGGCTGCAGAGCTGACCGATTCGCTTTTATTGGGAGATTCCGAGGTCAACATCTCTCTTGGCGTCAAAGGTTTTACCGGAGGAGCTGTCGACCTGGCGCCGAGCTGGTATATTCGTCAGCCATTCAAGACTGAAAAAGGGTTCCGCTGGGACAAAAAGGATCACCTCGATCCGGTGATGGTGGCCAGGCATGCTGATGCGCCCGGAAAGAACCGAGAAGCGTTAGATCTTCCCTGGGGGGCGCATGAGGAAAAGGGCAGATCTCTATCGAGTGGTTGGAACTTTATCCCGAAGTTAGACCGGGGTTGTGACTCTTCGTTTATGGACGCGGTGCAGCGCCCGGGTAGGAGTATTCAGCAAGGTTACAGCTACCCTGCAACAAGGGATCTTCGCCGAGATCTTCCCTGGGATCGCTTTGCTGATTGGCCGGCAAAAATATTTGCCAATGGCTACGCCTATCCGGCGGTAAAGGATCGTCCGCGGGATCAGCTCTGGAATCTGTTTGGCGACAGATTTAATACATCTTTCGGTCTCGATTATAGCCACCCGGCAACTAAGGATATTGACAAGCCAATCTGGTGCGGGCCGAATTGGTATCCGAAATGGTGCATTCATCAGTTTGCAACGGCATATGGCGAGCTGACACTCAATTTTGATCCGAAGACACATGCGGCCCTGCAGCAATATTTTTGCAGCGAGGCATTTCCTCTTAATCCGCAGCCGTTGATCACTCCAGGTGGGCAGGTTGATCCTTGGGGCATGATTTACGATAAGCGCACCGGCTATCCGGCAGGCAATATGTTTGGCCGGCAACCGATCGGCCGTGGCCGCCATGGGCTTTTTCTGACTGGCGGCACAGGCGCAGCACTAAATGTGCGTACTGGATTCCTGGAACATCCTCTCTATATTCGAGACCTGTCAGCAAATTATCCGCTGGTTTGCTATGACGGCTATCGCAGCGGGCCGAAGGATTCGACTGAACGGGTTGAACCTATCCCGGTTGAGCTTCCGGAAGCCAGGAGTTATTACATCATCATGAATACTGTCAGCTTGAAGAGAGTCGCCGACGATGTGGCGATCCCGATATTGGGGATGGACATATCAACTGATCTGGACAGCTGGTGCTGGAGCCTATCCGCGACGTTGCGGCGTGAGGTTGATCTGGACCTGGTGAGGCCGTCCGGAGGCGCACCGGTTGAGGTTGAAGCCACCATTAACGGCAATGTCTGGCGTTTTGTGATCGAGAGCTATGGTCACGATCGGGCCTATGGATCCCGGGGGTATAGCATTACCGGCCGCAGCTTGAGCGCGTACCTTGCGGATCCATATAGTTTGCCGGAAAGTCTGCTGCAGGCCACTCAGATGACCGCGGCACAGCTGGCCGATGAGGCGTTGTCGGGGTCTGGATTCAGCAGTAATTGGCAGTTGACGGATTGGCTGGTTCCGGCCGGTGTGTACAGTGTAGCTAACCAGACTCCCATGCAGCAGCTGCTGACCATTGCAGCCGCCGCCGGCGGAACAGTCCAGAGCGGAATGAGTGCAACGATAATTAGTCTGTTGCCCTGGTATGCGGCCATGCCCTGGGAGTGGGGTGCTGCTGCCGTTGAGGCGACGTTGCCGAGCTACCAAACCAAGCGGACCAGTTATGAGGCGCGGCCACAGTATAGTGGTGTTTATGTCTCTGGCCAGGCCCAAGGGGTGATGTGTTTTGTGAAACGGACGGGGACCGACGGCAGCGATCAGCCGCAAATGGTCACCGATAGCTTGATCACGAAGACCGAGGCCGGTATTGCCCGGGGCAAGCGGATCCTGGCCGATAGTGGGCCCAGGAGCGTGGAAAACATAGCGGCGCCGCTGTTCGATGATCCTGGCCTGCTCAAACCGGGCATGTTGATCGATGTGGTTGATGGTGGATCCACATGGCGAGGAATGGTGACAGGGTGCCAGATCAGCGCTAAGCGACCGACGGTCACCCAGACCCTCAATGTTTTGCGTTATCACGGGAGTTGATATGTCGAATCTCTGGAAACGTTTTGCCGGACTGTTGCCGAAGGATCCACTTTTGATTGCGACGGTCATTGCTCACAACAGCGACGGCACCAGCACGGTGCAGTATCCTGGCGGTGGGACAGGCGTTGTCCGCAGCCAGGGCGTTGCCGTTAATAGCAAGGCTTATATACAAAGTAACCAGATCCAGGGCGAGGCTCCGGATCTGGCGGTTTATGAGTTTGAGGTGTAGGGAAAACTAGAAAGGGAGCGGCCAGGACGTTGGTGCAACAACATCCTGGCCGCAGAAGACACAGACTATAGCTGTGAGTCCCGCCAAGGCTCCCCCTGCCACGCGTGGCGCGGGCAGCCTACCACGACAACACGTTTTTGGCTAGGAGGCTCATGTAAATGACAAAACCGATTATCCCTTGGATTGGAGGAAAACGAAAATTAGCCGACAATATCTTGCCACTTTTTCCAGAGCATATCTGCTATGTGGAGCCTTTTTGCGGGGGCGCCGCACTGTTTTTTTTAAAGGATGAATCTCCGGTTGAGGTCCTGAATGATATTAATGGCGATCTCGTAAACCTTTATAGGGTCGTTAAATATCATTTGGAAGAACTTTATAAGCAATTTAAATGGACGTTGACGAGTCGTCAGAATTGGGAGTGGTTGAAGGTGACACCTCCGGAGATTTTGACCGATATTCAAAGAGCAGCCAGGTTTATTTATTTACAGAAGCTTGCTTTTGGTGGAAAGGTTGATGGGCAGAATTTTGGAACATCAACAACGAGTAGACCAAGGTTTAATATTTTTACTCTCGAGCAAGACCTGGCTGATGCGCATTACCGTTTAGCCAATACGACGATAGAGCATCTATCTTGGGATCAGGTTATCCTTAAATACGACAGGCCCAATACTCTTTTTTATTGTGATCCTCCATATTGGCAAGTTGAGGGCTATGGCGTTGAATTTTGTTGGGATGAATATCGAAAGCTTAAGAATATGGCTTTATCGATTAAAGGGAATATGATCATTAGTATTAATGGGCATGAGGATATCCGAGAGTTGTTTAAGGATTTCCAAAGTGTTGAAATAAAGTACCAATATACAATTGGCGGAGCAAATCGTCGCCATGATGGGATTGAACTCGTTTACGGAACATGGTCAGATGGAATTCCTCAACCAAAAGGTCAAAGCCGATTATTTGATTAAGGAAGAATATGGACGCTGAAATAACTCTGAAAGGTTATGTCCGAGCGCTTCGCCTGGCTGATCCGAAGCTTGTCAACGAGGCTGCAAAGAAATCCCTGGGCACGGCCGTGCGTGATGGTCGCGCTACTGCAACCGATGGGATCTATAAAATTTACAATATCAAAAAGGGCGACATTAACCGCGCGGTGAAAGCGGTTAAGGCACGGAAAACAGGTGATGGCTTCAGCGCCTCGATCTTTGTCAAAGGCCGGCCGATGTCGTTGAGCTACTTCGGTGCTAAATGGTTTCGGCCATACAGTGTCACCACTCGCAGCCGATCGGCCCTGCGAAAGCGACGCACCGGCAAGAGCGGTGTTTACGCTCAGGTGATGCGCGGGGGCGAGGTCACCCATAAACCGCACGCGTTCATGGCCGCGGTATCGACAAAACGTTCCGATATTTTTCACACCGGAGTCTTTGAGCGGATCCCCGGCAGCCAGATGGCCAGCAATCCCAAAAAAGAAGCCATCATCGAGCGTAAGCTGATCACCATGGCCAGCATGTTCAACAAGCCTGAAGTCATGGATCCGACAGTTGACAGGATCGAGGAGACTTGGAACAGGGAATTTCCAAGACTGATTGATGTATTGTTTGATGGACGCTGAAAAGAAGGTGATTTAGAATGCGTTCCTAAATGTCGGACGCCGGTTCGATTCCCATATGATGCTGCCCCGGCCATATTGAATTTTAGGGGCCTATGTGGGGGCTCTGGAGCCTGATTGAAGAATTAAAAAGTAAAAAAATCAATTGTTTGCAAGCGAAATTTCGTGGACGCCACCTCCACCATTTAAATCAAGTGAAAACAATAAGTTATGCTTTTCACTTTCTCCGACTTTCGCCATTTCCTGATGTTTCGGGAGCTGGCGAAAGTTTTTTTGGCTTCAGCAAAAGTCAGGACCAAAATATTCCTACAATTTATCCCGATCCTTGGTAGTGTAAAGAATCTTTTGCTTTTTTCGACAGTGCCCCAACTGGTTTAGCTTGCGTCCGCCCCCATCATCTGTTCAAAATCCTGCTCTTTGAGCCGCTCCATATCCAGATAGCGTTTTTGTCCCCACTTTGTTCCGGCAATGTGGCGCAGCCGGGCCGCGCACAGCATCAAGGCCGAATGACCATCAGGAAAAGCACCAACGACCTTGGTCCGCCGCCGGATTTCCTTCATAATCCGCTCCAGGGCGTTGTTGGTGCGTATCCGACTGTGATGACTCCGCGGGAAGTCGTAATACGTCAGGGTTTCGTTTATCGATTCCCGGACCTTCTTCGCCGCGTCTTTTAGGCGTAAGCTCTCAAGCTTTTTAATGATCTGCTCTGCTTTTTGACGGGCAGCCGCCTTATC